CCGTGACCTGAGCTTCCTCAATGACTTTGCCAATCAGGATTGGGCTGCTGACCATCTGCGTGCAGCCGCGGCAACCTTCGTGATAGTTGTCCTTGTACCACTGGCAGGTATACGGGCCCTTGGTTTCGGCTGCCTTGGCTTCGGTGTTCTCCGCCGTGTAGCCGGGGTGCGCTTGGGACAGCTTGTGGATTGCAATGGCTCCATCTTCGCACCGAATTGCTATCGACAGCGCAGCGCGCCATAGGGGTTCTTCCAAGTTGGCGGCGTTCAGCAACGCGTTCTTGATCTGGTTGCAGCCTGTGCCGTTGATGCTGCGTGTCGCCACGCGCGAGAACACGCACTTGGGGAACTCTCCACCAGCCACTTCACGGGTCGATGCGTCCATGCCGTACTGTTTGGCTGCTGACAAATCAACGGGCGCGTGGGGCAACAACTCAACGAACGACTTCAGGTCAGTAGGCTGACCTTGCGACACGATCTGGACGGGGCGGCGCTGACCGCCCTTGAAGTTGTGCGTACCGGGTATGCGCAGGATACGGGCTGCGTCCGCAGTCACCGCCGGGTCTGCATGGAGGTTGTGCTGAGTACACAACCGCTTGAGTGATTTTGCGTGTGGCAGCCAGTCTGCTACAACCACGTCTTCGGTTAGCGGCCAGTACACATGCAGGCCGCCGCCTGAGTTAACAACGGTGGGGCTGGGGAGTCCAGTGTCTTTGATGAAGATGGCAAGTGCTTGCGCAGCGGTAGGTTGGTCAGCGTATGGCTTTCCTGTGCCGCAGTCGAGATCGAGGAAGAACGCCCGCAGGAACGCAGCGTTATCGACCTTGCGGCTTGAATCGTCATTGAATGTAGCCAGCGCAAAGTACGCATCCACACCTGAAGCATCAAGCCCACTACCTATCGCATCAACATCAGCAATCGTGGCTTGAAACGATTGCTTGACTACACCAGACCGGATTCCCACCGTGCAGTATGTGCCCTGTATGGGCAGAACGGATTCGAGAAAGTCAGTCACAAAACCTCGCGGGTAACTGGAATAAAAAGGGGGCGGCAGGTCTTCCTGCCGCCCCACCGGGCGCGATTACTTGCGCTTGGACAAGCGTGCTGTAATCTTTGGGATCAAAGCCAGATACCGAGGGTGCGGTGCAGTCTTCCCCGTCATCCAGTTGTAGACAGTTGCGCGCGTCACACCAAGCAAATCCGCCACTACAGTGACGGGGATGTTCTTCTCGATGCACACATCGGCCAGAGCCAACACTGCTGGCTTCTGGTCGGCGTCTTCCACCTTACGGATGAAGAGGGAGTCATACCCTCGGATTCGATCACTCATCGTCGTCAGTCGCCCATGAGGCCAGCACGTCGGCCACGTTCTTCGCAGGTGCCGGGGCAGCTTCAGCTTTTGCCTTGGAAGGGCGCTTTGTGGGCTCAGCGACCTCTTCAGCTACGACCTTCTCAGCGGCAACTTCCTTTGCAGGAATGTCGGCGTCTTTAAACGCGGCTGGCAGTGCGGCTTGCTTCTCAGTTTTGCTCGGCACCATCTTGAACTCGACAGCTTGCATGGCGTCTTCGGTCTGGCTCTGAGCCTTGGCAGCTTCCCACTCCGAACGCTCCAGTGGGCGCACAGCGCGGAACTTCAGGACAGGCACAGCCTCAGCAGTGTCAAAGCGGGCTTCGGTCACGACGCCAGTGATTGGAATGCCGTGGCCAGACAAGAACTTGCCGTAGGCTTGCAGGGGCATCTTGTCGCCGTCTGCCTTACCAAAATACGACTTGGCTGGCACGGACAGGCGGTAGATATTGCCGGAAATATCGTTCTCCAATGCTACGGCCAACCGCTTGCTGTAACGGCATGCGCGGGACTTGCCGTCACCGGAACCCTCGATGTTCTGGGGGCAGGTAGCGCAGGTCTTACTTTGTGGGTTTGGCACTTCCTCGTTGGGCACCACGCCTTCGGCCGACCAGCATGCTGGCTTGATGTCTTTACCTTCTTCGTACTTGTCCGCATAGAACGTGCGGGCCACACCTTTACCGGCAGAGATCACCACGATGTTCATGGCGCGCTCTTCGTTCTTTGCGACTTCTTCACCACCAACCACCATGCGCCATACGCCGCCCTTGATGGAGATTTGTTTGCCGCCGGACGAGCCAGCAATGTCTTTGGTAGTTGCGTCAGATGCCTCACGCAAGTAGTCGGGGATAACGGAACCGGATTTGAAAAGTGTCATATTGCTCATGCTGATTTCCTTGGTTAATTTAACGTGCGCGGGTAACGGTAATTGCGTAGCGGGAATCTACGTTCATACCTTCCGGCAATTTGTCAGGGTTCGCTTGCAAGAATTCCTTGAAGGTCGTCTGACTTACGCGACGTTCCAGAAGCTCTGGCGCATCGTGCTCTTTGATGAAGCGGTACATGCTATCCCAATCGGACGTCCAGTACCGCGTCTTAACGGACCGCCGAAACGATCCGAATTGTGTTTTGCCGCCGTCTTGGCCTGTGGTCTTGCACAGCTCCAGCAGCTCTGTTTCGATGGTGCTCAGCTGCTCATCAAGCGCAGCAATCTCAGCTTCCATCTCTTTGGTCTTTGCGGCCTTGGCATCGCGTATCTTGATGTAGACCTTTACCAGTGTGTTTGCATCCATGGGGGAACCTATTTTGATTTACGGTGAACGAATTTAAATTATACACTGTCAAATCTTGTCGTCAAGCTCTTGTTTGTACAAATCAACAAGGGCTTGGTGAAGATCAACCTTGCTTTGGAGCAGGGTGTACATACGGCGCTCTACCGGGCTACCCTGCAAGTGCGTGACTGTAACGCAGTTTTTCTGCCCTGCGCGGTGTGCGCGTGCGTTTGCTTGAATGTAAATTTCAGTGGAGCTTACTGGGCCCCACCACACCACTTGATTGGCACGAGTTAGGGTAATCCCGTGCGCTGTAGCCTGCGGCACCATGATAAGAACGCGTGGGTCGTCCTCGGTCTGGAACTCTTTGATAATCTCCGCCCGCTTGCCAGCGGCCACGCCGCCGTGGATGGTAGCCGTGGTATACCCAGCCTTGATGATGCGCTCGTTCAGCATCTCCAGCGTGTGCCGATACGGTACAAACACCAACACCTTTTCATTGGTGCCAGCAATCACATCGAGCAGTTCATTGACGCGGTTGTCCACATCGAACTCCACTACGTCTCGATCATCCGTATACACCGCCCCTTGCGAAATCTGCAGAAGCTTGTTGAGCATCGAGGCTGCGTTGACTGCCGTGACCTCTGCACCTGCGGCAATGACTGCCATCTGCTTGCGGATTGCCTCGTAGTATTTGGTCTGCTGCGGAGTCAGCGGCACCTCACGAGTCGAGTAAAGCATATCGGGCAAGTCTAGGCACTCTGCTTTGGTAAAGCGTATTGCAGGCTGCAGGATTTGATGCACGATAGCCTGTGCGTCTTGACGTGGGGCCCACCGATACTGCGACAGCTTAATCATCACGCGGTCACGGAACGCGCCAAAGAACTTCGGCACAGCATCAGGGTTCACGAGCTTGGCCAAGCCGTACGCATCGAGCGGCGACTGCGAGGCGGGCGTACCCGTCATCATCCAAAGTCGGGTAGTGGGTCTAACCAACGCGGCCAAGCACTTCCAGCGTTCGGTCTGCACGGTCTTGATGGCGTTGGCCTCGTCCACAATGATGAGATCGAACCCGCCGTTGGCCAGTTCGTCTGTGATGACCTTCACGCCGTCGAAGTTGATGATGACGAATTCGTACTTACCCGCAACGACAGCCTGTCGTTGGGCCTTGGTGCCTTGGGCGATGGCCACTGTGCGGTGCATCACCGTCTTGAATAAGTCTGATCGCCACGCGGTCTCCATGATGGACACGGGGCACACCACCAGCACGCGCTTGACCTTGCCTTGCGTCATGAGGTAGTCCGCAGCCCATGCGGCAGCGGAGGTCTTGCCTGTACCTGCTTCGTTAAATACAAAGCAACGAGGGTGGAGAGTCAGGAAGTCGGCCGTAGCTCGCTGGTGGTCGAACGGGGAGAACATGCCGGGCCACTTGTACCTACCACGGATGGGGCTGGGCACGTCCTTGATACCCATGTTACGCAAGAGTTGCACCTCGTCGAAGCCCCAATTGACCAGCAGTTGGTCAACGTCTCCATTGGATGCAATGACCTTGCTCTTGGGAATGATCGCAGTGATCTGCCCTGCTTTGCGCGTGTTGAACAGCAGCGCTTTGTCTTGAATGATTTGCATGATGTGATGAATAGAAATAGATAGGCGACAAAATAAGCCGGGTAGTTGCCTACCCGGCTAAATCTCAACTGGAGAAACCCATGAACGTCGATTGCTCGACGCCTAAATCCTAACTTATTTTTTGCGCTCGCGCTTAGAAATTTGCGACTTCATGGCACCGGTTTTGGTGCGCGCGAAGCTGGTGTTCTCCGACTGCGGGACCGCCCGCAGGTTGGACAATCTGGATTTACCGCCCTTGGACATTGCCTTCTTGTGGTCAACATCCGTGGTGGTCGGCAGATCGCCGTTGGCCTTCTCAAACTCTCGCCGCGCTGTATTACGAGCCGAGCGGTTTTTGATCTGTTCGGGTTTGCCTTGGTACTTAGCGTACTCGGCAGCGTAGTCGCGTGGTTTAGCCATGATGGTGCTCACATGTACTGACAGGGCAGAATTTGCAGAGGGCTGAACTGCGGGGGTTCCACACACCCACATCAACGGCCTTCTCGATAGCCCCGGCTCTGCCTGCCCATTTGGACAGAATCTCGGGGAGCTGCGCACGAGTGTACTCAGCTTTGATGATGTCGCCAACCACCACAAACAGCAAGGCTCCCTTGACCTTATCGACTGTCGGATGGTGCAGCATGACCATGGCAGCCATGAGTTCGAGCTGTGCGGTGTCTGCGTACTTGCTCGACTTGCCGGTCTTGTAGTCCGCTACGCGGGCTGTCTTGCCTGACTTGCTGATTGCGAGGTAATCCGGGATGCCCCGGAACCATACGTCCTTGTCAAAAAAGCCACACGGGCTAAAGTCAACTCGGATCGCCATACGGTCTTCGCACCGGATTTCACCGTCATGGGCGGCAAGAGGCTCGACAAATGGCTGGAACTGTGCGAACTGTGGGGGAAGGGGTGTGCCGTCTTTGATGTAGTCTTCAAAGGCTTTGTGTACTGCTGTTCCATAAAGAGTTGCTTCAGTGTCTTTTGATTTGAATTTTTTGAGAATACGGACTTCGTGGTAACGACGGGGGCACCCTTCCCAGTCCTTCACAGAACTGTACGAATGGGCAAGCGGTTTGGTGGTCATAGCTGTCCTAGCGGGTGATGGATGCGTTTGGCGTTGACATATGCGGCATGTGCCTTGTTTGCATCCGTATAGTATCCCAAGTGCAGCTTTTTTCCGCGCACCTTTATCGACGCAACCCATTTCTTGTGGCGGCTGTGCCAACTAACGCCCAGCAGTTTGGATGACTTATTGTTCGGTCGCACGGCCTGTTGATTCTGGCTGTTCCCGTAGTAGTCCGTTACCCGCAAGTTTGCAAACTTGTTATTGAGTGGGTCGCCGTCTATATGATCTACAAGCGCTGTTGGCCATGCTCCGGTTTCAAACAGCCAGACAAGGCGATGTACAAAAAGCTGGGACCGCTTGTAGCCAATCTGGGCTCGCCCCTGTTTGTTGATGCGACCTGCCTGCATACCGACCCGCGCTTTTGGGTGCTTGTGGTCTGTGAGCCAGTAGAACGCCCCCTCAGAGGGGGCGTACCGGAGAATTTTTTGAAGCTCGGTGAGGGATGGGGCCATGCACCAAGTATAAAAGATTCAGGTTGTATTGTCAACAGTCGCCGTAGGAAGCGCCCATGCCGGATTCACAAGCCAGCGGTAAGCCCACTGCCCACTTGGGGTTCCAGCTCATGCACTCCTCCAGATAGGCTTGGGCCTCGGCAGCTTCTTCCTTCTTGGCAATGATTGCCACGGCGTCATGCACCGTGAGCACCACCTTGTACCGCTTGGACACCCGCAGCATCTGCTCAGCCACAACCTGACGCGCCACAGCTTGGCAGATGTTCTCCACAACCTTGCCGCCGTAGATGCGAACGGGCAGGCCTTTGGAGTAGTAGACCGTCTCGAACTTGCCTGTGTCTGGGTTGGCCTTCTCCCGCAAGCCGGGGTACTGGATGTGCAAGCCGTTCGGCAGCGTCAGCCCCTTGTTGGGTACTGCGCGGATCAGCCCCACGGCGTCGATCTGCATGGACTGGCCAGTCAGCAGCGCCTTGAGCGCGTCGCCCGCGCTGCGCCAGAAGTCGGCAATTTTGAACGAGGTGCTGCGGTACGTGTCAATAATGCGCTTGGCTTCCTCAAGCGTAACTTCAACGCCCGCTTGGGTTTTAAGGAACATCTGTAGCTTGACGTGGCCGACCCCGTAACCAGCCCCAAGAACAACAGTCTTGCCAACCTGTCGCTGTGTCTTGTTGACGTCATCAATCGCGATACCGTAAATTTTCGTCGCCATGAGTTTGTAAACATCTTGCTTGTCCCTAAACGCTTGCACCAAATCATCCTGCCCAGCCAGCCACGCCAACACACGCGCTTCGATCTGCGCAGAGTCGCAGTCGATCACCACGTACCCGTCAGGGGCCATGATGGCTTTCTTGATCTTGCCAGCGTTCGCGCCGCGTGACGGCAGGTTCTGCAGGTTTACAGAATCTTGGCCAGACCAACGCCCAGAATGAGCACCGTAGTAACGCAAAGGAACCGGAAACTTGCCACGATGAGCCATTCCAATAAAACGCTCCGTACGAGTTTCCTCCAGTGTGGTTTTATTCCCGAGTCGGGCAGCCACCAGTGCTTGTACTCTTTCATCTTCGTGTTCCTCAAGCGCCTTGAACGCTTCGTCTGTCTTAGCAAAGGCCCATGCCACCTTGCCGGTGGCCGGGCTGATCTTGGTTGGGGGCGATACGCCCAGTGACTCTAGCGCCTTGGCGAACTTGTCGTTGGACATGAGCAGCGTCTTGATGCCCGCCATGCCTTCGGTGTAGATCGCATGCACGTACTCGGGGTCTGCGTCCTTCAGCATGTTGTCCCGCACAGTTTCGAGCAGTGCTTGCTTGGCTTCCTTGACGGTTTCCAAGTGGTCCCGCAGCAGCTCAGGATTCAGCTCCAGCACGGGGTCGATGAACATGCGCAGCGTCAGGTCAATCAGCTTGAGCTCACCCTTGGGGAAGCCCATGGCCATGTAGCGCGTGAAAATGTCGTACGTCAGCTCCACGTCGTTAATGCAGTAAGCCGCGTACCGTGCCAGCTCTGCATCGTAGAAGTCGGCGTAGCGTTTGCCGATGGCGTTCAGCACCTCGTCACCCTTGACGCCCACGCCCATGCGTTCAGCTTGCGCCTTGAGGCTGTGTGCCTTCTCGTGCGGGTACATGGCTCGTGACATGCCCAGCGTGTCCGCCCACACCTGCGGGTTCACGCCGTAGAGCCAGTTGAGGATGGCCCCATCGAACGCTGTGTTCTGGCACACGACCATGGCATCAGACCAGTCGAAGGACTTGAGGAACGCTTCGCAGTCGGGCTTGGGCACCCACTGGGTGGGGCCGTCGTTGGTCTTGATGGCAAAACCAATCAACTCGAACTGCGGCGACCGCACGTAGTCCTCCGTCGTGATTTTGCTCAGGCTGTACTCGCGGTCGTAGTATGTCTCCGCATCGAATGTGACAATTTTCATAGGTAGTTCTTAAGAGGTTTTGTGCTGCGCAGCGCGTGTTCGGTATCTTGCTGCCGTAACTTCTCCAGCTCCATCCGGTGCTTCTCCTTTTCCAGCTGGTACATCGCATCGTATTGCGCGTTGATGACATTGGTAGCGCTGTTGGCCGTAATCACAGAGCCGGGTGGCAACGCCCCGTTCCAAACCCCTAACTTGTACTTCGGCTCTTCCGGCTCTTTTTTCGGCTGCATGATACGGGTCAGCACATCCTCTGCCAGCCACACTTCGTAGAGGTGCGTTTCAGCAGCGGCCAAGATGGCAGTGGCGTCTCGTTGGGACATCCAAGTATTTCGGAGCGGCCCCTGCAAGGCGTTGCTGGCCGTATCCAGCAGGTTGGCGAACTTCCCAGCGTACCCCCTGAACTCTTCAGGGTGTTCCTTCATCTGGTCGATCAGCATCTTGGCTCCGTCCGAGCAGTCCATCTGCCGGGGCCCATTTGAGGTTGTTCTTTTTGGCATATCGTTCACGTCTCTTTAGGTTTGCGTTTAGCTGGCGTTCCTGTTCCCGCGTCAGCTTCGGTGAGTGGTCTTGCAAAAAGCTTGTAATTGGATCGGGCAAGTCTTGGGTCATTGAGCATCACCTCCAGCACAATCAGGTTCTCTTCGTTGATGACCAATGCAAGCCCTCCAGCCTCGTCAATTCTTTTAAGGTTAAGAGTTTGCAGGTCGGTTGGCTTGTTCTTGCCAGCCTTGGCTTCGATTGCAATGAATCGGCCGTTGAGGCACGCAAGGATGTCCGGCGTGCCGTTGTTGGCAGAGACGCCGCCGATGTAGTTGACGGCGTAGGCCCCACGCGCCTTGAGCATCGCATGGATTTTGGTTTTGACTTTGGACTCAGGCGTTGCCATTACTTTCCTCTCGTCTTATTGACGCGGCCGCCCGTTGCAGCAGTTACCTTGGACTTGTGCCGCCACTTGGTGCTGCGTTGTTCGGGTGGTGTGGGCGAGTCGTCGGTGGTAGCTTTTGGCAACTGAGACAACTTCTCCAGCAAGCGGGCCGTCTCGGCGTCCGAACTTTGGTTGCGGAGCTTAATTCCCATCTCGAATCTCCTTGAGTTTCATGTTGTAGTGGTGCCACTTTTCTGCATCAGGCGAGTCCTTCTTGCCTTGGCGCATGCCGTACTTGATGAGGTTGCCCTTGAGGTATCCGATGAACTCTTCGCGGGTGAGCAGCGCTTCCATCACAGTCCACGGCTGCACGCCCATGTCCTTGTAGTGTGAGCCGCCAGCTTGAATGTCGTCTGCGCGTGCGTTGACACGGTTTGTGGTCAGCATGTGTTGCAGCTCCTGCTCTTCTTCGTTGGTTAGGTCAGGGAACATTTCGATCTGTTGCATGGTTTTCTTTCAGGGTTGGGATAGTGCCGTAGATGGCTTGGAAGGGCCGCGTCGGATCATATTTTGGCTCCAAAATCCTTGAACTTTTTAGACCGGCCGTAGGGAACTCGCTCAATGCTGGCTCTGCTGAATGCGTAGACGTTGCCGTTGGAGTTGAGGTCCTTTGATCTGCCATTGGTTGCCTTGGGTTTCAGTGACGTAGTGTCCGTTATACCTGCGCGCCAGTTGAACGCGTTGTTCATGGACTTCGGGGTGCCATCGGGCCATTTGTGCATAGTGCTTCCTTTCAAAACAAAACAGTTGTGTACGGGGTCGAAGCGTACAAGGTCTAGAGTATCAATGTTCATGACGTTAGCTCCACGATGTGGCGCATCTTTTTAAGCCGCAGGTTTTCCATTACATCATCCATAGCCAGCTCCAGCTCTCGTACTGTTACCGCTTCAAGCTGGGCGTCGTGAACTTCCATGCCGAGGTTCAACGCCTTAAGCTCCTCGCCTTTGACGATGAAACGAAAGTCGTTGGCCACGCCCCTACGCGCAAGCTCCAGCAGCTTGTCTTGAGCGTCCTGAATTTCAGGCAGCCAGTCTCCGCCGCTGCCGCGTTTGCACAGTGCCTCGGCCATGTTCATGGCGTTGATGATGGCGTCGATATCGCTGCGGGCCGCTATACCCAGCCGCAGATTGTTCATGGCGTCGTGGTTACGAATTTTGAGCGTGGTGCCAGCACCGATCGCATCAACTTTTTTCAAGCCCGCCTGCACCCACGTCATGTTGTCAAGGCGCACGCCCTTGGGTCTGTACTTGCTACGCTTTCGCACGGGGACCTCTTGGTATCACCACTTGTGGTGGCTCGTTGACAAGCCAGATCATGTAGCTCTTGGTCTTGTGGTCCTTCATCTGACGCATGGCTACTTGCTGGCGCAAGCCACGATTGTCAAGGAAGCGTTGTAGTGCTTTGCGTATGCTGTCGAACTCGTGCTCCGGCAGCTTGAGGGCTTGCTTGAAATCCAGCAGCTTCTCAAACTTGGCGTCGTGCAGCGTTGTGCCCTTGCGTTTGGTGTGAGCTGCGGGAATCGGCACGAACTCAACGACCTCTTGGCCAGTGAATATGTTTGTCACGGGCGCAAATCTTGTTGCTGTCATGGCTTCTCCAAAACAATCTTCTCCAGCTTCTCAACAGCAAGGCACAGGTCCTCGTGCAGGTACTCTGGAAGCATGTTCTTTGTGCTGAATGCCCAGCTTTCCAGCGCGGACAGTAGCTTGATAATTTTGAGTGCGTCTTCTTTGCTCATGCTTCTTTCTCCACTGGCACATCGCGCCATTCACCGTTTACCTGCATGGCCCAGTCCTCGTAGCAGTCTGGGTCGGTCGCCCACCAATGCTGGAGGATGCGAACTGTTTTTCCAACCCCTTCGCCGTACTCTGGCGCGGGGACAATGCGCTCGACAAAGCGCAGTCTGTTTGTTGGCTTCATGCTTCCTCCCACTTCTGTGTGATGCTGCACCAGTAGACACGCGACATATCTCCAATGACGTGGCTTTGCACAATGTCATCCACTTGCCCACCCAATCGGTAGTACGCACCATTTTGAAGTACGGCAAACTCCTCGTTGTGGTCCAACTCAAGGACAACTCTGCGCTTGCGCTTGAGCGTGGCTATCTCGTCTTTAATGATCTTCATGCTTGCTTTTCCTTCAGTGTTGCAAAGATGCTTTTGCCGCATCGCTTGCATTCAAAAATGTAGTGGTTAGGTCTGCGGTACTTGCTACCGAAGTTGCTCGACTCCCATCGGTGTTTGCAGGTCATGTGTTCCCCTTGAAGTATTTCCAGACCTTAAAAGCGGTGTACGGGATGAACCAGATTGGCAGCGTTACCATCAGTATCATGCCCACGGCCCACATCCAAATAAACTCTACAAAATCGCTCATGTGTTCCCCCTTGCTCGGATGGCGGCGGCAAGAATGTCTGACACGGTGTCGTAGTCTGCGCCAGCGTAGTCATCACATACCTTTGCACACGCTTCACGCTCGGCAAGAATCAGTTGCTTGTGCTGCGCCGTCACAGCGTCAAACCACCGCTGAAATTCCTCACGCTCATCAGCACGGACAAGCTCGACAAAGCGTCTGAAGTTGTCGCCCATGAATGCAAGCTCCCCTTCAGTAAAACCAGCCTCACGGGCCATGTCTATCGTGTCTCTCATGTGTTCTCCTTGATTGCATAATCGTGAAATATCACACCCTTGCTGGCATCTCCCACCTTGCAAGACTTGACCCAAACATTCTTTCCGCTTGCAAGCCTCCTCAAATGACCTCGGCGGTC